CCGGTACAAGTAGTAGCTTCAGCGAAGCGAAGTACAAAACCAGGTCGCAAAACTGTGAGACTCACCCCTTCTCAAGTTGCAATCGCTAAAAAATTAGGAGTGCCATTAGAAGAATATGCGAAACAATTAAATATCACGAAGGAGGTATAGGCATATGGAAAATGACAAAATGAAGACCCCACGTGCGAGCCAGTCAAGATCTGCTGAAAAGAGACCTACGACTTGGACTCCACCATCAAGTTTGGATGCACCGCGCCCAAAAGACGGTTTTAAACACCGTTGGATAAGACTTGAAATTTTAGGTCAAGATGACTCTAAAAACGTTTCAAGTAAACTGAGATCAGGATTTGAATTAGTGAGAGCTGATGAATATCCGGGAGAAACTTACTCTACGATCACAGAAGGAAAATACGCAGGTGTAATTGGACATGGTGGCCTTGCGCTGGCAAGGATACCGGTAGAACTCGCAGAAGCTCGTAATGCTTATTTTGCAAAACAAACTAAGGAACGAGAAGAAGCTATTAACAACGATGTCTACAAGGATCAGCACCCAAGTATGCCAATCAATAGTGAGAGGCAGACTCGTGTAACTTTTGGTGGTACAAACAAAAAATAATTTTTTTGTGATATCAACAAAGTAAATAAAAACTTAAACAAGGAAAAAAACTATGGCTAACCCAAATGCAGCCTTTGGTTTATTACCAATAGGCAAAGTTGGACAGAATAGAGATGCTCAAGGTTTAAGTGAATATAACATTGCAGCTAGCTCATCAGCTATCTATCAAAATGACCCAGTAACAGCAGCAGCAACTGGATACATTACGGTAGCTACAAGCACTGATCAATTGTTAGGTTCGCTTAACGGAGTATTCTATACTAATACTTCAACTAAAAAACCGACATGGGCAAACAATTTAGCAGCTTCTAATACAGCTTCTGACATTGTAGGCTTTGTCACAGACGACCCTTATGAGAGATACGAAGTTCAAGCTTCTTCGACTCTTCCAATCGCGGATATTTTCTTAAACGGAAATATCGTGTATACAGCTGGTTCTTCAGCTAACTATGTATCTAAAGTTACTTTAAATACATCGCAATTGGCAGTATCGACAGGTGCTCAGATGCGTGTCATTGGAGTTTCAAAAGGCTTCAATAATGAGAAGTTAAATGCTACAACTTACTCTACTAACGTAGTAGTAACTGCTATCATTAGCAATCATTTCTACAAACAAACAACAGGAATATAGGAGTATAAATTATGGCTATATCACGAGGACAACTAGTTAAAGAACTAGAGCCAGGATTGAATGCACTATTCGGCCTGGAATATAAAAGATACGAGAATCAGCATCTTGAAATTTTCGATGTAGAGACTTCAGACAGAGCTTTCGAAGAGGAAGTAATGTTATCTGGATTCGCTAATGCGGAAATCAAGCCGGAAGGATCTGCAGTTACATTTGATAACGCGCAAGAAACTTTCACTGCTAGATACACTCATAACACTGTAGCTCTTGCTTTCGCGATCACTGAAGAAGCGATCGAGGACAACTTGTATGACAGACTTGCGTCTAGATATACAAAAGCATTAGCAAGATCTATGGCAAACACTAAGCAGGTGACTGCAGCAAATGTACTAAATAATGCATTTAGTTCATCATATGTTGGTGGCGACGGAGTTTCTTTAGTGAACTCTTCTCACCCAACTATTGCTGGTTCATTTAGCAACACGCTAGCAACTCAAGCTGACTTAAACGAAACTTCTCTGGAACAATCGTTGATTGATATCAACTCGTTCACAGATGAGCGTGGTTTAAAAATTGCAGCTCAAGGTGTTAAATTAATCATTCCAAAAGAATTACAATTCACTGCGGAAAGATTAATGAAATCAGCGCTAAGAACTGGTACTGCTGATAACGATACAAACGCGATCAGATCAATGGGAATGGTTCCACAAGGTTATGTGGTTAACAATTTCTTAACTGATACTGATGCGTACTTTATCAAAACTGACGTTCCAAACGGTATGAAGATGTTCGTAAGAGCACCTATCAAAACTGCTATGGAAGGTGACTTTGATACAGGTAACGTTAGATACAAAGCTAGAGAAAGATACAGCTTCGGCTGGTCTGACCCTAGAGGTATCTTCGGATCACAAGG